TTACTTGATGCTCTAACATGTCCGCCAACAATGTGCTAGGTTTTGTTTCTAAACCACGTTCATCATTATATTTCAATTCATGCATGGCTGCTACAATTGGATTAGATGTATCAACACTCTTGATATTATAAATGTTATGATCAACATAGTATCGAAACTCACGAGCCAAGCTGCATCCCAGTAGGTGATGAGGTTTGTCCCAACACCAGATACCCTCCTGTATGAGTTGCTGAATGAAACGTTGTCTCCCGTTGCTATAACGCTCTAACACGGTCCGGCCAAATCCTGTGCCTTGATAATAACTATAATCGAAACTGATGGCTATCATGTCAGCTGTTTGACTCATGAACTTGTAACAATCCACCAGGTCGGTCCAGGTACGACCTTGCACAACACCCATCTTGTTTATGTTGTCAAATTTATGTTCCTCTTCCCATTTGATCCAGTTGTTCACTGTACCATTAGAATCTTCTAGCACATCTGGTACAATGTATAGATTAGGTTGTAGTTTTTCGATCCATTCAGCATACTTTGTCGGTTCGAAACTCTCTTTGAGCTCGAAAATGCTGTTGTCCAGATAGACCTCCACATTGTTGAGTCTGGCTTGTTTGAAAAAATCAAAATAATTTTCATGTTTCTCAAAAAGATGAACTAACGCATAGCAATAATCATTGTATTGTAAACTTTTGTCCAGTATGGATATAGGACTCTCGTGAGATGTTTCAATTCGCATACGTATATTATACGCGATTGACAGAGGTATATCAACTACAATCTATCTGAACAGGTTGGTCACAACATTACAACCCCATGTTTCCAGAGGTATGATAACATCGGATGGCAAGGTGACTATGACTTTTTTCAAACCGTTCACTGGAGGACCAGCGTTGTATGCTTTAGATGATGGATTACGTATCAATAATTCCATAGGAGATCCAGTGCCTTGAATGGCTGTCCACACACCGTCATTATAACCTGAGACTGCTTCACCAGTGGTATTATTTCCACTCACGGTGCTACCCCAAGTACCTCCTACGGTTATATCTCCTTGTATCTTGGCGTTGCTGTAGATGGTCATCTGACCCGTTCCAGTGACTGTTGGTGAGCTGACCGCGGTGGAAATTGTGTCATCTTTTCCGAGTGATGTGTCATGCACGTTGGAATGAATAGTGTTGACCAGATTGTTGAGTGTCTCTCTAGGTGTGGACCCGATGCGGCATGTGCGTGATACAGGCGCGTTTATTGTTTGTGTGCTGATGCCTGATGTGAGACTGAACGTGTATGTTCTCACGATACTGCTGTGTGTTATAGTCAATGTCTCACCTTCATCCGGGATTTCCGCTGGACTCACAATTAAATCGATTGATGCATATTTACCAGCTGCAACAGTCCCGGCGGTGTTGGCTTTCACTTGTTTGTAAACTCTATCCATGTATATATTTATTGTTCAGCAGAACATTTAGCCAAAAAAAACGACTCTTCAGCATCACCTGTAAGAGTCGAAAAAATTATTTTATCACCGGATATATCATTTCACCGGTTGTTTGAGTTACTTAACTTCTAGAAGTACTTAGCACTTGCACCAGGGGCAAAAGGTGTTCCAAGATTCTTCACGATGATCACGTGGTAGTATAACTCAGCTCCGAAGATGTTGTCAACAACACCGTAACGAGTGAGCAAACCGACGCGAGGCGCGAAATCATTGGGACCAATTGTCCTTTGGACCATCACAGGGATGTATGGGCAGTAGATAATACCGGTGTCGTAGAATTCTGGACCTTTGTAACCTAAAAGAACATAGTTCAACTCGTTCGAACGAGGTGTTCCATTTCCAGGTGTTTGGTATCCAGGATTTCCAGATCCGGCATTGCCGAGGTACTGAGCTTCAGTCCGTGTGTCACGGTATACGTTGAAACGACCACCGAGATTACCAACACGAGCGATTCCAACCGGTTGAGTGTTGACGTTGCCTTGAACTTGCATCCACTGAAATTCAGGGAGCATTTCCAAGATGGCGGCAACCTTGGGTGTTGCTACTAAAAAGTTAGCAGCACCACGACGGTTACGAATAGCAATACGGTTAGCTTCTACGATGATTTTGGCGTATAGATCGCGATTACGTTCTGCGAGCCAGCGTCCATCAGCTGATTCAGGGGCCCATGTGCTATAACCACTTCCAGATCCTGCGTTGAGCGCTACTTGCACCATTCTCATGAGCATTTCGCGGTCGATTTCAGCCTGAATTTCATACGACATAGCGTTTGTTAATTCAGTGTCGATATCGATACCGTTCATGTTCTTGAGATCTTGCTCGAGCTCTACACTCCACTTTGCTCCCAGGCGCCTTGTT